GGTATTGTAGTGTCAGGAAGTATATTACCATTTGCGTCAAAATTTAAACCCTGCCCCAAGTTTTTATACTGTAAAAAAAACGTTCCAGCGTTACTTGTTGCCTGCACAAATCCAGGGGAATATGACCTTGTTGGAGAAAAATTTAATGCTACACTTGAGTTTATGACCTTCATATAAACTCCTGGAGGAACGTAACTCACTGAAATAGCATCTATAAAATCTTCTTCTTGAGCTTTTTTCTCCAATACAGTAATTTCCCTACAAGCAAGCAATGCTCCATTAGTGTCTGACTTGACTTTTAAAACATCTCCCTCTTGAACTTTTTGAGCATTTTCACCTTCTAACAAAAAGTAAGTAGCAGAACTACTACTATCTGCAAAATAAATATTAGAAAAAATTGTTTCGTATATTTCTTTATCTTGCTTTATGGCAAATTTATATCTACTAGCAAAAACAGGTGGAAGCTGAGTCTTAGGTATCGTTACTTCTATTGTGTTTTTTTTGTCACTATCAGAGCATGGTATATGTAAAATATTATCCCTGCTAACCAAAACAGTTGTAGATCGATTGAAATCATCCATGTAAATTATTCCGACCTCATAATCTCTGTCACTTCTAAGTGAAGAAGCATTGGAAACCTCTGTTATAGTAACAGTGTTTGATGTTATTTGATAGTACTCATAAACATTACCAACTCCATTTGTATACACTGAAGCAGGAAGTAAAAAAGGTACATAATCTATTAATGTAAAGTTATTGCTTGATATATCTATCGGCTCACCAACATTATTTATACCGCTGCCTGTTTTTGTCCATAATGTCCCTGCGTTATCTACCTTGTACACAGGGATAGCACAGTTTAATACGTCAGTAAGAGTAAACCCATTACACGCATCTAATATTGGCTGTATATTAGATGCCGTACCTATCTTTTCTGAAAAATCTAACGAAAGCTGAAGGGCTTGAGCTGAAGTAAAATTTTGCTGCAAAAAATAAGAAAAGGTTATAGTAACAGGAGATAATTGAGCTAATCCTGCTGTAACCCCCCCAGTGAAACCTCCATGTTCTATTGTGAACTCTATGTCTATCCTTGCGTTTTGAACCAAATCCACAGACCCCCCTAAAAACAAATCCAAGGATGCATTTGATTGAACATGAGAAGGATTAAAAGGGTCTATATTGTATGTCCCATCTTTTTTTAAAGTAGAAACAGTGTTAAAGTTAATAATGTCAGATTTTTTGTTTAAAAAATAAACTAAATCTACATCATTCCCAGAAGATGTTATCAAGTCAAATCCATCTGTATAGTTACCATAAACTAGTCGGCTACCCATTATAGTTTGGGCTTTAGCTTTTAATGGAACATTGTCGTATAATCTTAATATCTCATTGTCATCAAGAATTGTATATATCTTGTTGTTTGAAAAAGCATAAGTAAAAACATCATTATCAGGTATACCTAACTCCTCTTTGTCTAATTTTTCTATCAATCTTATTGTAGGATTATTAGCATCTTTAAACAAAAGATCAATACCAACAACCAAACTGCTTCCTGTGTTTATAGTTATATCAACAGTGTCAAATAAATTTTCCATGCCTGAGTTCAAATATGATGTTTCATCATAGTTAAACGGCTTTGGGATAAAAGCAGGATTTGTAAATTGAGAAGTAGCCGAATACATGTCATCCTCATATCTGTATCTATAGGCAAAACATATAAACCTCTCTTTTATGAAATTTTGAGGCAACCCCATGTTTTTAAGCTCAAAAGTAGGACTGTTAATAGGCGGCTTCTTTATAACCAACAACTGCTCCCCCAAGATAGGATCGTCAATGTTTGATGTCGGAGATGGGTAGTCTTTTGTGACGTTTATTACTCTTGGCTGATTATAATTGTCCGTAAAAAACAAAAGGTCATCAACCTTGTCAACGCCTGTTATTAGATACTGAGAATTAAAATTTAGAGTCGTGTTCACATTACCACCATCATCAACACTTACCACATGGTATGTTACAGAGTCATCGTTGGTGTTGTAAGAAACAATAAGGTCTAGCTTGTTAGTTGCCTGTGGCCCTGTGTTTGATGGGTCTGTGACAAACCAATATATCGTCTCATTGGCACCATCCTCAAATGCCCCTATACACTTGGCGTTAGAACTCAGAGGATGAAGATTCGGAGGATTACCCTCAAGATATCCCAATGTCGTAAGCTTACTGTTCCCCTTGGTGTTCTCTACCGCTCCTATCTCAGAAAGCTCTGTAGAGCCAACCCTTATGTTCAAAGCATCAATATACTCACCATTTGGTACAAGCCTCTCATCGAGACCTTTGTTCATCTTCCCTTTTATAAAGTTTCTCTGTAGCTTTGCCATATTATTTTATCCACTTATCCTGACCTCTAAGATTCATCAGAAGCCTTCCTGGGTGTATGTTACTTAATCGTATCTTAGCATTCCTAAGTAGTGCAGTCTTTTTCTTCATAGCCCTACGAATAATGTACTCTTGCACTCCTAGCTTAGCATCTAAAAGAGAGTAGGTGATATAAGAATATACAAACTCCTCAAAGAGCTTATTTACAGTTATTGCACTGTTGTCACCATTCTCCATACCATCAGATATATACTCAAGGATACACACTTCTCCCGACATATTAGAATCGAAGTTTATAACACCCTTCTTTCTATCTATGTTGAACGTAGGATTGGCATTTGCCGTCTCTGTGTTCAAGCCCATCCTTGCTCCTATGGTATAATCAAAGTACCAATTGCCATCGCAGCAGTACCCCTCGTATCCATCGAACATGCTGTTCTGATTTAAATATATGCTTTTTTTCGTACCTTTTATTCTTTCTATATCAATATTTGAGTACTCAGCCTTTAAAACATTCCCTAGATGGTCAAATAGTATGTTGCAGTCATTGTCTTGTAGGTATGATGTAGCTGAGATGGTTTGAATGTTCTCAGTAAGTGGTCTAAGCACACCATCTTTGAACATAGACACACGCACCCAATTTACAAAGTCTGGAGGCAATACAAATCTTAGGCTATCACATACATCAAGCTCTAATACCTTTATCTCTTTGAACGCATCGTAGTTCAGCTCCTGTATAGCCCTCTTCGCATGGAACAGTATCTTATATCTGTTCTCATTGTTCACTAGAGAGTTGTTGCCTGTGTACATCAACATGTAGTTATTTACAATATCCTTCAAAGAGACATATTGATATGATCCCCAATTTGAATCCAAAGGAGCAACGCCCTCGTTCTCGTAGTACTTGTATTGTGATATATATGCCATTATTTCTCTTCTTGAGTGTTAAATTGCTCTTCAGCTTTTCCGAATTGTACTGCCTGCACCTCTCTTATGGACATGCCTGCGTACTGTAATATCTTTACCACCAAGTCTACTTGGTCATCTATAGCAAGCTCAAAATCTTGGTAATCTGCTTGACTTGAGTCAAACACAGGCTCACCATTGGAGAGTGTCTGATACGTCCATTTTGGGTCTTTAGGATACCTTATGTACTGTGCTTTTACTTGATTTGCCCCATTGATAGTATCGGGGAACACTGTGATGCTGTCTCCATTTTGAACGTAGGCAGGAAACATCTCTGTAGGTGCAGCAAGTAATGAGTTGGTTAGATACGTAGCATTTGAGTGGCTTACCCTTTCTGCTTCACCTAAAAAAACAAGTCCTGTAAGTTTATCAAAACAAAGAACCTTATTTATCAGATAATAGTCATCTAAGGTTGTACCTATAGAGGGCAAAAAATATGTATTGTCAGCATTCTGAGTTAGCTTCTTAGTTTCTGACAACCCATCTATTACCTCCTCATAGCCTTTACGGATATCTGCATATCCTGTGCCTGACGCTCTAGCGTTCTCTTTATTTATCTGATAATTGTAGTCATAAAAATAATCATCAAATATATCTAGCTGTGCTTGCTTTGCATAAAGATTGAAATCATCAGGAGTTATATATCCATAGTTGTTTTTGTTAAGTATGGACAGAACTGTCTTTCGTACTGAATTTATCATAATTTCTTTTTATACAAATATAAACAAAAAAAGAGAGATATATACATACCCCTCTTTTCGAAAAAAAGTGCAATAAAGATGGAGTTATACTTGCTTCTCTAAATACTCTAATACAGGGATACCCTCATCCGTTTTGAAGAATGAAAACAAAACATGTATAGCATCTTCCCCATATGGAATA